GTTCTCAGGCGTGAAGATCGTGACCGGCGTGTCGTCGCGGTCGATCCGGATGACGCCTTCACCATTGCCGTCGTCGAAGAAGCGAGCGGCCATGATGCCGCACATAAAGTTGATGGCGTCACGACCGCCGCGGGCCTCAGTGATCAGGCCGTTGAAGGTGAAGCGCGGCTTGCCTGAAGCGGTCGGCGTGTCGCACCAGACACCAGCAGCGTAGACGTCCCACTTGTTCAGCGTGATCGGGTAGTAGGCATTCATGCCGTACCGATCGTTGAGCACCAGGTCGTTGACGATGTAGGCCAGGTTGTTGGTGTAGGCGAGCTTCCAGGCGCCGTCCCAGAAACCAGTGTGGACACGAGTGGCTGGGTTGTAGTTCGAGGGAACGCGGACGATGCGGCCCAGGTATACGCCCGAGAAATCCGGGACCGACGAGAACTGTTCGCTGGCACGGGCCACGAGCTGCGTGACAGCCAGGCCTGGGAACTTGTAGCCCTTCGCGGTGACTTCCTGGAACGACTCCCAGGTGATGCTGAAGAAGAGCTCGGTCGTGTCAATGGGCGACGTCTTGGTGACGCGCCACATGTAGGGCTCGTCCACCCGGTCGACCGGGATGCGGAATTCCTTGGGGAAAGCAGAGGTGGTCTTGGCAGTGATCGCCACCTCGCCGTTCGTCAACGTGACGCTGCCGCCAGTGCCGTTCTCACCGAAGGTACCAGGACGCAGCGAGGAGCCGGCGATGATCCAGGCCGAGCCGTTGAAGAAGAACGCCCTGCCCTGCCCAGTATGCAGCCAGTAGTCGCCCTGCTCGGGAACGAAGCCCACGATCTTAGGGCCGACGAAACCCTTCGTCTGCCTATCCGCACCCTTGGAGGATGCCTCGGCCCAGGTCCAGACGTTGTTGGCGAACACCAGGCCGGCGGGGAAATACCAGCTGGAACCGTCGAAGATCTTTGGCTTGTAGTTGTTCGAGGTGTCGAACCAGATGCCGGCCTTGGCGGTCGAGACCGGCTGGCTTGCCGCCCAGTAGGTTGGCCGGTCGCCAGGCGAGGCGTTGATCTTGGCCGTCTGCGTCTCGTCGCCATAGAAGACGTCGAAGCTGTCGCCAGAGATCTGCGGCGGAAGCGGATTGACCTCCGGAGTCCTGACGGGCCTCCAGCTGCTGTCGCTGACCTTCTTGTACTCGATGCGCCAGCGACCAGTGTGGTTGAACGTGCCTTTGTCGTTCTGCTGCGCCAGCTGGTTGATGGTGAAGCGAAGATCGACGTAGTCGACGTTGGTGTGCGTGCCCTGGCGGACGATCGCGACACCCGAGGCCATCTCGGTGTTGACGGTGGTCGAGGAGCCGAACCCGCCCATGCGGGAGTAGATGTCCTCGCCCTGCTCGCTGCCCTTGTAGTCAATGAGCTCGAAATTATCGAAGTTGTTGGAGCCGCTATCGTCCTGGAGGTTTGTGGTTCCGATGCGGTAGGATTTGGCGCCGTTCTCCAGGCCGAAGATGGGGCCTTCTGAGACGCCGATGAGAGCTTCGACCACGTCGGTCGCGAAGAGACTGTCTCGAGTCTGGGTCGGTGACTTTGCAGAACCTCCCTTCGAACCGCTGAGTTTTCGAAGGGAGATATCATGTACTGTCATATACTTATCCGGCGTTCTTCATGTGCCGAATTAAGTGGGGATTAGTGAGCGGTTTTTCCAGAGCGCCAGCGAGCCCGCATCCACTTCAGACGCTCGGCAGCTTCGAACGGATCGAACTCCAGGCGGATGAAATTGATCGGGGACGAAGCGTAAGGATCGATGAGTGCGACGGGCATGTTGTACATGTCCTTGGCGTCGAGGTTCAGCTCCTCCGCGTAGCGGTCGATCTTCTTGTAGCTGGCGACCTGGACGGCGTGCCAGATCTTCCCCGATGAGGGACGCATGCCGTGTGCATAGCCAGAGGTATGGATGTGTCCGCCGACATAGATGTCGTGGTGTTCGCCATCCAGCTGAGCCTTCTTGGCAGCGCCATAGCTTTCCGACCACATTGACTTGCCCTGGAAACCATGGACAGCGTAGATCTTCACCTCGCGCTGGCTGGGCAGGGTCAGCCGCAGGCGGGCCTTCGTCGATTTGTGGACCGCAGCACTGCCGGCGAGGATGCCCTTCAGGATGTCGCCGCCCTGCCCCCAGACATCGTGGTTGCCGTTCAGATAGAACAGCCAGTTAACACGGGTCAGGATGTCCTCGACAAGAGCGATGGACTCAGCCGAGCTGGTGGATTGCTCAGCGTAAAGGCGGGCGAGACGGCCAGCCCAGTTGTTAAAGACGTCACCGACGTTGCCAGCGAACATGCCCTCGACGCTTCCGTCGATCAGGCTGACGTGATCCAGAACCTGCTTAAGATCCGTGCCGTCGTCGTCCAGGTGCCAGTCGCCGGCCAGTGCCAGGCCGATCGGGCCATCGACCTTGCAGCGAACATTGATCAGCTTCTCGCGCTCGTAGATCTCGGACTTCCGAGCGAACTGCTCGATGCGCCGCTCGATGAGCTTCGCGACGTCGATGCTCTCAGCCAGCTTGCCGCCAGGGAGATCGACTTCGAACTGAGATTCAGCATCCGGATCGCTCCAGCGCTTGTTCATGCCGCGGATGCCCGACTCGGAAATGTCGTAGCCGCGTTCGCGAAGGTAGCGAGCGGCTGGCCTGAAGCCCCCCATCTCGTTGATCGCGTTCTTGATGAGGTCTTCAGATGGACGCATGGATAATCCTATTTGGGGTTATATTCGATTGCGTTGATGTCGAACGACAGGAAGTGCCCGAAGCACAGGTGGCGTCCGTAGAGGATGGGGATGCGGGTACCGATGGTGACGGTGTTCTTCGGGGCGCCAAGGTAGCTGCTGCGCTGCTGCTGATCTCCGACGTCCGTCTGGGGCTTCGGAGCGAGCATCGCGCTCAGGCCCCCCAGGATCGCCAGGGCGCCAACCTTCATCAGGATGGAGCCGAGAGCCGTGCCACCGAACATGAAGAAGCCCACGGCCACGAGCGCAACGCCGAGCAGGATCTGAAGCAGACCGCCAGACTTGCCGCCGGCCAGCTGTGGCACGATGTGGATGAACTCAAGCTCCTGGTCGAGCTGCTTGTAGAGCGACTCCTCCGTTTCGAAGCCGACAACCTTCGCCCGATGACGCCCGCGGATCGGGCACGGTGCAAAGCCGAGCAGCTGGCGCGTGACGCCCTCGACGGCCTCGGCTGCGGTATTGCAGTGGATCAGGATCGGGCCGTCGTGAAAGGCGGCGAAGTACCCGTGGAGGACGACCTTAATCAGCAATGAGAACGTCCCCCTTCTCGACGTAGTATTTGGTCACGCCGTCGTTTCCGACGATGTAGTGCTCGAGGTCGGGCCAGCTGCGGAACGCATGATAGTCGTCGGCCGACAGGACGGAGTCTGCGCCAGGGTGGGTGTGCCAGGAGGCAGCAGCCTGCGGCGTCCACAGAACGAGATCCTCGCCTTTGAAGTCGAAGCCCTGCGTCGGTTCCGGGTGGACGTTGTCGCACTCGATCAGCTCGCCAGACTTCAGCAGGAAGCCGCAGCGCTCAGTCTCGCCCTCATACAGGGAGTTCATTTTCTCGGAGATATTCATCGAGCTTCCTTCGGACGCGAGGGGGAACGAGGTCGAGCAATTCGGCGGTACCGGTCTCGCCTGTCAGCTTCACGTCCTTGTGTCGGATGACAGCCAGGGTGGTGTTGCGGCTTAGGCCAGCGTACGGTTCCGCGACCGAGAAGCGGCCCCAGAGATGGTGGAGGATCTTGCCGCTGTCGACGAGGACACCAACGTGGTTGGCGGTCTGCGAGTCGATGGCGCACAGCACAACGTCGCCGGCCTGGTACTCAGATGGATGGCACTCGAGCAGCTCGAAACCGATCTTGCTGTAGCCGTCCATGTACAGGTTCAGGCCATGCTTCCAGAAGAACTTCGGGCGGGCGAAGTTGGGCAGCGTGATGCCGAAGTTGTCGATATAGAAATTGCGGAGCAGCGTGTAGCAGTCCTGCTTTCCATAGACGAACGGCTTCATGGTGAGGTGTTCGTACTTGATCATCAGAAGCTCACCATAGGAAACGCCGGTGGAATGAACATTCTACAGGGGATTTGGAAGTTGGCGCCTTCGGTCATGTTCCGGAGCTCGAGCGAGATGCTCTGGCCAGAGATGAGTTCTCGGATGCGGCCGACGTACCACATGCGACGAGTGGCGATGTTGATGTCGGCGTCCAGATTTCCACGCAGGACGCGGTATCGGATGACGGTCGCCAGATCGAGCTGACCCTTCTTCGCGGCCGAGTTGAAGATGCCGAAAGGGTTCATGACCTGGAGGAGTGGGCGGCTTTCTTCACCGTCTGCGGACTGGCTGTCGCCGGTCAGCTTGCAGGCCATTCCCTCGTATTTCTTGCCCTGCCATGTGATTGTGTCCTCGCCCTTGAAGCGGAACTCGACCGGCAGGTTCTTGAGCTTGACGTAGAACAGGTCGACCTCTGCATCAGCTTGAAGTTTTTGGGCCTCTTGCAGATGCTCGATCGGCGCATTCGTCGTCATGGCTGGGTCAGGATCTCCAGCTGGAATGGTTCGACAGTACCCTGCCCTTCTTCGGCCAGTGCATAGTCGAGCGGCTTTGAGAAGCGCACAGTCAACGTGCTATGCCCTGGCAATGGAAGCTTGAACCTCTTCCAGAGTCGATGGCGCTGATAGAACTTCTCAAGGCGATTGATGTTGATCTCAGGCATCACTGACGGGATAACCCGACCAGCTTCGTCCGTGAAGAACTTCATCGTTCTAAATTTGAGGGTGTAAGTGACCTGATCAGGCCCTTTAGGTGCAGTGGTGAATTCCCAGCCCCTTCCAAACTTCACGCCCGCAGACGATTCTGGGTATTTAACGGCCCAGGTGAAGTAGGGGAAATCAAACGTTTCCATCCCGGCTGATATGGGTTTGATTCCAGCACGTTACAAGGGTTTGCGGTCTGCTCCACTTCTAAGGATAAATCTTGTTTATTCGTGGTCGTGACATTTTTCGACCCACCCCTGCCCCAGATCCAAGCGAGCCATTCTTTGCAGGTGATGCGGACGACGTTGAGCTTGTTTCGATCGTAGGCGAGGCGCTCGCGGTGGACCTTGATCAGGCCCAGATCCTCTGCCTTCTTGCACGTCTTCTGAACCATCGAGCGGCAGACACCGGCAATGCTCGCGATCATGTCGACCGGTAGGTTCATCCGGCTCTTCTTCCGGACTTCATCCGCGATCACGCTCAGGACGGCCAGCTCACCAGTCGTGAAGTGGGCGGCGACAGAGGGGCTGATTGGCGCGAAGGCTGCACGGCGACGACGGCGGGCGATCGACGCTGCACGGTCTTGGGATTTGATCGCCTTCCGGCGACGGAAGAAGTCACGCTTTTTCCAGCTGGGTGCCCTCCTCGCTTGGTCGATCGCGTCGAACCACATGGTGGCCGTCTCGTCCGAGATCTTCCCACCCGCCCACTGCGTGGTGATCGTTCGGTATAGGTTGTCGAGCTGGCTAGGTTGTAGGCTTTTGAGATAAACGATTTCTGGTTGTATTAAATGTTGGAGTGCAACCATTCAGGTCGGTCCCTCTAAGACGCAGCTTGCCATTTCGAAAATCGCCAAATTTCCGATTGACTTCTGATTCGTTTTATGAGAGCTTCAGACCTGTTGAAGGGCTTCTCTGAAGCTCGCTGGATATTCAAAAGCACTGAGGCGCCAACCTCGGTGCTTTTTCGTTTCTGCAGGAATTGTTAACGCAAGAGTGATTCCTTTCGGCCAAATGATGTGGCATCTTGAACGAGTCGCTGAGTCGTGACAAGAAGGTACTCACCCCGTTAGTACCGCGGAGTTAGTTAATGAAAGCCAAAGACGCTGTTTTGACGATCAAGATTGAGCAGGAGCTTCGCGAAGCTTTCGCAGCTGAAGCTGCAGCTCAGGATCGTCCAGTCTCAAGTGTTCTTCGGGAATTGATGCGCGACTATCTGAGCCGTCGTCGGCCGATGGCTGAGATGCGTCACGATCAGCAAAGCGCCTGAGCAACTTACCCCCGTATAAAGATTTCTCGATGCCCAAAATCTTGAGTGGAGACTACAAGGGAACTGCGATCTGGCAGACCACTTTCCCTTGGTTCGGCAAACAGGCGAAATATTTCAAGGGCGTCATGATTGCTGACCCCGCCAAAGGCAAGATCTACACGAAGGACGAGATTGTCCGCGTGAAAGAACTTGGCGCCGCCACAGACTTCAACGCCAGTCAAGGTTTTGGCGCCGCTGTCGGCGGTGCGATGCTTGCTGGACCAGTTGGGGCCTTGGCTGCTCTGGGAGCTCGCAAGAAGTCGTTCACCTACGGGATCGAGTTCACAGATGGAATGAAGATCGTCGTTCGTGAAGAGAACCCGGATAGCTACAAGGACTTCGGGATTTTCAAGAATTATGTCGAGCAGAAAGGCCTGCTCGACATTCAGTTCTAGCCACCCATCTGAACTTGCTGGATCAGCTTCTTGAGCGTACCACGGCGCTGGATGTTGTCCGCGACGTGGGCAACGACATCGTTCGGCCCCATCTGCGGCTGCTGATCCGGCGACACGATCCAGACGTTCACGACGCCTGAGCCCTGCTGCTGGTTGTCATTGGCTACGCGGCCGGCCAGCTGTCCTTCCGAGATCTGACGATTGCCCAGGTTGTTCATCTGGGTCAGCTTGTCTTCACCGATCATGGACACGGCCGACTGACGCAGCACCATTTCGCCAGGCATCAGCTTGTAGTTCCCGCCATCCCGGAATGGTGAAACCCTGGTGCCATTCGCGGCTCGGTTCATACCACCGTTGGCTTTGCCTCCGACGACACCAAGCAGCATCTTGCCGAAGTCACCGAAGATACCCGAGCTGCCGGTCTTGCTGTCACCGCCGCCAAACAGCGACATGATGATCTGGTTGGCGAGAGCCTTGGCAATGATCTGGATAAACATCTGCAGAATCGTCTGACCGAGCTGCTTGAAAGCCTCGCCGGCCGACATGGTGCCCGACGCGATGTTGGTGAAGAACTGCGAGAAGCCCGAGGACAGGCCGTCGAGCACTTCACCCCAGGTCGTCTCGAACTGCTTCGCCAGCGGGATCATCTGGTTGTTGGCGTCGATGATGCCGTTCTGCTGCGCCCAGGCGTTGGTGGCCGACTGGATGGCGCTGCTGACGGACGGACCCTGATTGGCCTTCGCGGCGTCGAGGAGGTTGTTGGTCTCCTTCAGCTCATTGTTCTTTTTGAGGAGGTCGTTCTCCATTGTCTTGAGCTGGAGAATTTCCGTGTCACGGGAGCCGTCAGGGTTGTTCGCTTCAGCCTCTGCGGCCATCCGGCGAACTTCAGCGATCTCCTTTTCGATCAGCAGAACGCGGTTGGCTGCAGCCTCACGCTCGCGATCGACAACGTTCTGCTGCAGCTTTTGGATGTCGGCCTGCGTGTACTTGCTGGCCATGTCAGGTTGCTGAGCGATATCAAGAGCCGCCTTGGCGCGGTCGACTGGCTTGTTGAGTTCCTCGTCCGCTGCCTTGTAGTATTCCTCCATTACCTTCTGGAGGTCGGAGTTCAGATTCTCACGCAGGCCGGCCTTCAGCTCCTTGAGCTTGTTGGCGTAGTCACCCGGATTTTCATCCTTGAGGGTGGCGTTCTCGGCGTCGAACTTCTTGATCTCCTGATCGAGCAGCTGGTCGTGGGCATCGTGAATCTGCTTCTGCAGATCGGTCAAGGACTTGGCGTCGTCCGTGAAGCGGACTTGGGTCTTCAGGTTGCCGATACGAGACTTGAGGTTGGTGATGGCAGCGTCGGCCTGTGCCTCGATACCCTTGTTGATGTTCTCCTTGACCTGTTTGTCGGTGTCGTCCGCGATCTTCTTGACCTCGACATCGCCCGCGGTGTCAGTGCCAGACAGGAATGCCTGAGCGCGGGACATACGCTTCCCGACATGGTTCACCGAGGGGTCTTTGTTCGGGCGCTCGAACTGATTCATGAACGCCTTGGACAGCTCAGCCGGATCCTCATTCCCCGCCTTCAAGCGAGCAAAGAGGTCCGGATAGTCCCGCATAAGCTCCTTCAGTACGAAGTCGTACTGAGTGCCGATATCGTTCGAAGCCGTCCCACGCTTGATAGCCTCTGACCGAAGCTCGTTCCAACGGGTGCCACGCCACTGAGCAACACCATGGGCAGAGCCGTGGTCACCAACAGCGTCGGGATTGAACTCAGATTCAACAGACAGGTTGGAAGCGATTGCCGCCGCGCCCGCCTTGGAAAGACCCCGTTCCATGAAGTGCTTGATGGCCGACTGGGCGCTTCCAGCCATAGCCTTGCTGACGGGCTCGTTCAGATCGATGCCCTCGAGCTGAACGTCGATGTTGCCGATCTTATTGAGCTCGCCACCGAGCTGAGCAGTCAGCTCCTTGATCTTGGTGACGAGCGCGTTCATCGCGTCACTCGGCGGGGTCTTTTTCAGCTCGGCCGTCGCAGCTTCGATCTTCTCGCGAAGTGCCTTTGCCGAATCCTGAACCGCTTCCTTCTGGCGCTGGAGCGACTCCTTCTGCAGGTCGAGAGCCTTGGCATCGTTCGCACGCTGCTGCTCGGCGGTCTCGGCGGCTGCACGCTCGAGGAAGTCACTGCGTTCATCCTGCAGCTTCTCGACAGCGTCAGTGTCCTTGTTCAGGTTCGCCAAGCGGATCAGCTCGTCATAGAAATCCACGATCTGCTTCGTGGTCGCGGCGCGGAGATCCTCGTAGCCCTTCTTCGCGGCCTCGAATGTTTCGTTGTTCCGAGCGCCTGAGATCTGGCGCTGCCAGCGGGCAAGCTCCTTATTCTGGTTCGTCTCGGCTTTTTTGACTTCCTTGGTGACGTACTTCGTCTGAGAGGTGATCGCCTTCTGGCTTGCCTCGTTCAACTTGAGCTGCAGTGCTGCGAGCGCCTGGTCGATTCCAGACGATACAGCACTTCCGTCCAGGCCAGCCAGGTTCGGGTCGGAGGCGGACTCCTTTGCGAACTCGTCCTTGAAGGCCTGGACCGACTTATCACGTACCGTCTCGAGCCATTTGCGGACGGAGGCGTAGGCGGCAATCTTCTGCTCGTCGTTCATGCCGCCAGAGCTGATGCCGGCGATCCGATCGTTGAAGCCAGTCTGGATGTTCTGTGCCCGCTCTGTCAGGGCCGCATAGGACTTCGATCCCTGTACACCAGCGTTCGCCTCGTTCCGCAGGATGACAGTGAGGTCGGCGGTAGCCGCCGCGGTCTTCGTCAGGTTGGCGACGATCGGATCGAGAGTCTCCTTCAGCGTCGTCAGGAAGCCGAGGTTGCCATCTGGATCGCCCTTGCGCTGAGCTACCGTGATCTGCTCATTCACGTATTTGCTGATCGACAGCGCCTGGCGGGCATCATGCACCTGGCTCAGATCACCCAACGAGATCCGCAGGGCACTTCCGATGTTCGTGCCGAATTTCTTGGAGATGGCATCGATCAGGTAGTTGTTCGAGGACGCTTCGACGGCGCCACCTACACCACCATTGGCCAGGTCCGCCTGCTCACGAAGATAGTTCGCCTGCGGTCCCTGGCGGTTGGTCAGCCTGTCGCGCTGTTCTTTCAGCTTGTCGATTTCAGCGCGGCGGGTCTCGGCAGCTTCTGCCAGTTCGGCCGCTCGGACACGAGAAGACGTCGAGCGGAGATCGTTCAACTCACGGATCAGGTCCGTGACCGACATGGTGTCGTCCTTGATCGACAGGCCGAGTTCGTTGAACTGAGCGCGGAGCTCGTCGATCTTTGCCTGACGGAGGAAGCCATCCTTGTTGAGCTCGTCGCGGCGATCGATCAGGCCTTGGATCGCAGTATCAAGGGAGCCGATCTTGCTTTCAGTCGCGTCCGCTGCGCCCTTGAGGTCGTTGACCTTGGACTCGAGGGCGTCGATGCTGGTCGTCAGCTCATCCGCCCTGCCCTTCCAGGCGAAGAACGCACCAGTGGCAAGCACAACGCCGGCTACCAGCAGGCCGATCCAGTTCGAGGCCAGGACAGCCATAAGGCCAGCCAGTGCCCTGCTGAAGAAACCAAGCTCGACCGTGGCTCCAGCGACAACGGTGGAGGTCAGGGCGAACGCAGCGCTGAAGGTCGAGACCAGTGGGATCATCAGGCCGAGGCTCTTGATCAGGTTGCCGAACAGCGAAACTCCGAGCACTGTAGCGAGGACGCCAGCGACGGAACCAATACCCTGCAGGAGACCTGGAAACTGGTTAAGCCAAGAGACGATCTGTGTGGCGCCGACCATTACCTTCTGGAACACCGCCAGCAGAGGTTCAAAAGCCGTGAAGGTCGAAGCGCCCAAAGTGTTCTGAAGCGTCTGAGCCGTGTTGCTCAGCGAAGTCATCTGGATCGCGTTTGCTTCAACAGCAGCAGCCGAGAGCGTGAAGCTCCGCTGCATATCCTTGGCCAGTTCAGTGTTGTTCGCCAGAGCCAGGTAGGCTGCAGCCGAGCGGGTCTCGAGAGATTCGTAGGCTTCAGCCGCGCCGAAGCCCGCCTTCTTCAGGGTCTCGATGACAGGCAGGAAGCCCTTCGTCTTGACGTTGATATCGTCGACGGACAGGCCCGCCGCTCGCAGGGTTGCGGTCAGCTTCTTGGACGGGTCTTGCAGATCGGTGAGCAGGGCACGGAAGCCAGTGCCCATCGTCGAGGCCTTCACACCCGACTGGGACAGAGCGCCCAGGATCGAGGTCGTCTCCTCGAGCGAGATACCCATCGCTTCAGCAGTCGGGCCGATGTAGTTCAGCGACGTCTGGAGCTTGTCCACGGACAGCTTCGACAGGTTGAGCGCTGCGGTGAAGATGTTGGCGACGTCGCCCGTGCGGCTCGTTTCGAGGTTGAAGGCAGTCAGGGTCGAGGTGACGACGTCAACCGCCTGGGTGAGGCTCGAGCCGGTCGCGGTTGCGAACTGAGCGATCGAGCCAAGCGACTCCGTCACCTGCTTGGTGGAGAGACCGGCCTGGGCCAGTTCAGTTGCTGCCTTGGCGATCTCGACCGTGCTGTAAGGAACGGCCTGGGCTACATTCAGCAGGTTCTGTTTGAAGGCCACCATCTCGGAGTTGGTCGCGGTCGAGATGGCCTGGAACTGATGCAGCTCCTTGTCCAGCTCGACGATGCCAGAGCCGGCGCTCTTGATGGAGCTGAAGAGCCCACCGACTGCGGCGTAGTTCAGCATCACGCGACCCTGGATACCCATCAGGTCGGAGCCACCGTTGTAGTTCAGCTGCTCGAGGCGCTTGCGGCTAGCCAGTGCGGCCGAGCCATTCTCCCCTGCGTAGATTGTGTCGGCGCGGCGCTGGTCAGCCAGTCGGGATTTGGCCGAGAGTAAACGATCGCTGGAGTTGGCCACCTGCTGGGTGGCCGCATATTCTGCAGAGCGAATGCGGGCGTTGATCGCCTCTTCGGTCGTCTTCAGCAGGCTGACAGTCTGCTTGACGATCGCATCCTTGACGCTGGCCTTCACGGCCTCGGTCGAATTCCTGATGTCGCTGATCAGCGACTGGGCAACGGCGCGGTTGATATTGTTGGCGTCGGCCGAGCGACCGTTTACGCCCGAGGACTGGCCGACGCGACCGTAGAAGCCCCGCTCGATGGTGTCGGCCCGCGACTGAGCGCGGGCCTGCTGCGCGAGCGTTCCATCCTTGTAGAGATCGGTGATCTCCTTCAGGGCGGACTTCAGCTTCTTGACACCAGCCTCATTGACTTTGAGGGCCTGGTTGAAGTCGGCTGAGATACCGTTCAGTTGTTTACGAAGCGCCTCCAGCTCCTGTCGAGCTTCCTGAGTGTTCAGTTCGTAATCAACTTCAAAGGTATTCTCAGCCAAGCGTGCCTCCTATTTCGGCAAATGCTTTGGCGAGCTCGTCGAAGGATTGAATCGCTTCGCTTTCGTTAGGTGCGGAGTTTCCTCCCCCTCCTCCAAGCGCTTCATCCACTACCAGGCGGAACGTCTCATATTCCTGGTAGTATCCGGCCATTCGCTCCTGGGATTTTAAGCTCACCAGGGTGGTCAGATCCTCGAGGGAGTGTGACCAGTACACTTCCTCGAGTAGGCTGGGACGGACGCCCAGCGCCCAAATCAGGGAGTCGCGGAAGCTAAGTCCTTCAAGCCAGCCATGGAAGACTTGAGGCCCTCGAGCAGCTCCTTGTGGTTTTCGACGTGCTTGGCTGACTTTGCCAAGCGCCGCATGAAAAAACCCATCAGGTGAGCTCCCGCCCAATCAAGGATGCGCTCGATGTCGTCGATCGAGATGTCGATATCGTCGATGTCTTCGACGGGCTTCAGTACCTTGCCGGTCACCTTCCGCTCAGCAAGTACAGCGGCGAGAATCTCGGCACGGAGGCCGTCGTCCAGCGACATGGCCGGCACAACTTCAGGCGAGCCGACGAGCAGAGAAAGTGCGTTCAGGAGTCCATAGGACATGAACAGTTCACGTTCATTTCCGTCCTGGGTAATCGAGAGTTTGTCGTTGGTTTTTTCGGTCATCAAAGATCCACTAAGTTCAAACAATTGCGCCCCAGTCATGTGGTGACTGGGGCGGATATTTGCAAGCCTTTGCGGGGCCTTAGAGGATTGTCTTAACCCGGTTTAGCGGGGGAAGAGAATTGCCGCAGCCGTGGCGTAGTCGGCGTAGAACGGATCGGATTCGACACCCGAGTAAGGCGTGAATTCGAAAGGCAAGTTGCCGAAGTTGTCCGTCTGGAACGCGACACCCAGACCCTTCGTGACCTTGACCTTCGGGAGGTAGATCGTGAAGGGAGCGTTATCGGCCGGCAGGAGGCCGACGATCTTCGCAGCGAACTCAGGCTGAACGTCCGAGCCACCAACGTCGATACGCTTGACCTTGCCGATACGCGAGCCTACCGGGAAGACAGACTTCGTGGACGGCTCGTGGCCAGCGGCCAGGGTGATGGTGGACTTGCCAGTCGCGAAAACGGCCGTAGCGATCTTGGCGATGTGGACCTTGTCGTCCAGGCCGTTCTGGATGAAGACGTAGTCGCCGGCGTTCAGCTTGGAACTGACGTCCGCGGTGACTTCGATCGACTTGGTGGCAGTTGCGTACGCGGCCGAGGCCAGCCAGATGTCAGTGACCGTGTCGAACTCAACGCCCGAGGCGTCCAGGCCAGCGGCGTAGCCCATGTTGCGGAGCGTGTATTCGTAGACCTCCATGGAAGCCTTCAGGCCATCGCCGTTCTTGACGGACATGACAACCGAGTTCTTCACGCCCTGAGTAAGTTCGACGAAGGTCGGGTCGGCGGTGAGCTGGAAGTTCTTCACCAGTCCGATGGAGTGCTCCTCCGGATTCAGCTTGTGAAGGTCGGCAGGTGCGCCGATCATGACGGTCGCCGTGCTGAGCAGGAATTTCTTGGTCTTAGCGTTACCCGCCATGGGATTTCCTCACGTTTGGGACAATGGTTATTCCCTTGTTAAATGAGGAGAAAACCCCATATATGCTACGTTCAAAAACATTCAAAACGGTGGGAAATGCGTCGCTTATCAACCAGTCTTCCAGACGAACTTTTCGAGCTTCTTTCGAGCCGAGCAGAATTCAATCGGCGTTCGATGAACGGCGAACTAATCTTCCTCTTGGAGGCTGCACTTGCGGCTGAACACGGGGACAACCTGGGCATCATTCGAACGATGATGATTGCCCAGGGTGGCTTATCTCAGCTCAGCCCACAGCAGTAAGTGGGTCGAGGATAAATTGGCATTGTACGAATTGAAGAGGGCGGGCATCCGCCCTCGTTACTGGCAAGATCGTCGTTCCATCGACAATGTTGAACCAGCCCTTCTGCTCGAGCGTCTCATGATCGTAGAAGGCAACCTTGCTCCCCGGCCGCAGCCGGTTGAAGATCTCCCCCACATAATTCCGCAGCCTGAATAGATTCTTGTCATCCGCGTAGGTGGACACGCCGATCGTGAACGAGCCGTGGAACATCTCAGGCGATTCCTCGGTGATCGTGATCGTCGTCGAGCCGATCAGGTCGGTATCCGGAAGCTCGTTGATGTTGGCGTGGGCTTCCCAATCAACATACCCGATCTCGATGTTCGGGTATTTTGGCTGACGATCGTCGATGACGTTGTTCGCAAAAGCTACGACCGATCCCCAAACGTTCTCGTACATATTAGTTCTCTCTACTTTAAACTGTTTTGAATCGTTGAAGCTACAATCCTGGGGATGCGGTTGAGAGCCCAGAATGTGAACACGGGCTGGAGCAGTGGGCGGTGGTGGCCGTCGATGCCCCGAAGCTTCTTCAGAGACTCACGGGAGATGCCCAAGCTGCGCTCGAACAGCACGTTGGGATCGAAGATCGAGGCCTCGGCCGTCATGACGCCAGGGAGATTTTTCAGGTTGGCTTTTGGCAGGAACGCTAGCTGAATCTTGCCCGTCTTGATGACGGCCGGAAGGTTCTTGGCCGACCGGTAGGTCTTCGCGTTGCCCTTCATGTAGCCGACCGTCACGGTGCCAGTCTTGGTTGTGATCGTCTTTGCGAGCCGGCGCAGCTCCATCTGCAGGGCGCCAGTGTGGATGTAGAACTGACGCGCTTGCTCCCGCGGGGTCTTGTCGCTGATCTTCTTCTTGAACGGTCCCAAGCGGTCGGGCTCGGTCTTCGACTTCTTCATGATGGTCTTGCGGCTAAGCGCATTCCAGTAGAGTTGGTCGAAGGTGCCGTTTGACTGCAGGGTTTCGATCCTACCCTTCCCCGCGTTGATGTCGGGCAAGCTGTTGTCGGTCCAATCCATGTGGATGCTGGTCTGCCCAGCCTTGCCGGTGGCCGAGGTCTTCGACATTGTGCCCACCATGGTGGTGGCGGCGAAGTTCACAGCGGCCTCGAGCGATCGCGCTACGCGATAGTTCAGTTTCTGGCGCAGCTGCTCCACACGGACGCGGTCAACATTGGCGACCTGGTCGACGGTCTCAACGCCCGTGGCCGAGATGAACTGGTCGATGCCATCGCTCATCTCCGCGTTGCTGACCTTGCGGTTGCCCACTTTGAAGGAGACCTTGACGGCCATCACTGCACCTCGGCCAGGTAGACTCCCCGGAAGATGTTGACGCGCTTCACGACGAGACCGTCGAGAATGTCGTTGAGCTCGAGCTTGGCCGAGCTGAAGACGGTGAAGCCCTCTTCCTTCACACGCATGGTGCCATCGGCCTGCTCGCGGTTGATCCGCTCTTCCAGGATCCAGATCTCTCCGATCAGGGTCTTGCCGGCCGACTTCGGAAGCCTGGTCAATGGATCAATGACCGACACTTCGCGCTCCCATGTCACCTTCTTGGTGAGCGGGATCAGCATGTGCGAGCGGTACTCGACGATGTTGCGTGTGAAGGAGCCATCGTGGTCGGCCACCAGGAAGTAGCGGTCCATGTCATCAACGATGACATCGAGCGTTTTCACCAGGCAATCAGGCGAGACGCGAAGCAGCCGGCGGGGTGTGCTGAAATCGTAGCCGATCAGCTTGCCCTCGAGATCCTGTTCGATGGTCCCTTTGAAGGGCAGACCATCTACACGATACATCAGGCTGTTGAAGCGAAGTCCAGCGGTCTTAAGGCTAACCATGCGTCACCCCGTGATGGCGTCAGTGTTCGTGGTGATGAGAAAGTACGTCGGCGTGACCTCGGTCTTGACGACCACTAGATCGAGCGCTTCCTGATATCGGCTCTCAGCTTCGGCCTTCAGCTTGTCGAGCTCCTTGAGATCGACGCGACTGAACTCCTTGACGCCATTCTTCTCGGACTGCGCCATCCGCTGCTTGGCGGACGGCAGCACATCGAGAACGGCTCGCATCGAAATCAGGGTGTTGGCTGCAATTTCCTCGGCCGTGCCAGAGGCCAGTGTGGATGCGAGAAGATCGGCACCGACCTCCTTCTGCACGGTAAGGAATGCGGAGAAGAGATCGATGTCTGCGTCGGGCAGCTCGTGGTCTTCAATACCTATGAAGGCACGGACCTGTTGAGCTGAGACGGAGTGGATGGGTTCAGGCACCACGCGGTAGGCACGGTTGAGCTGCAGCTCCTGACCCTGGATGGTGAATTTCACGATGACACTGCGGCGCTCAAAGACACGCGACGGATCAATCTGGTGTGCCGAGGACGGTACGAGGATGACCATCTGGTAGGTCGCCGCCGTCGTCACGTAGGCGATGTCTTCCAGTCCAGGCATTGCTGCGCCAGCCTGGTTGCGGATTGTGTACGTCACAGAGCCAACATCGGGGACAACCGGCTGGTTGCCGACGAGAAACGGAATGGTCAATGCAGACGGCGTGCCCCCGATGATGTCCATGATTACTTGCCCTTCTTGGCGACAGGTGCGGCCGGTGCGAACTTCGACACGAAGGAGTCGATCGCGAGATCGCGTTTGCCGTCGCTATCCCTCCAGAAGGCTTCGAACTCGGCGTCCGTGGCTTCATCCGGAACGTCTTCGACCTTACGGATCTGGTTGATCGCAATGCGGGATTCGATGAACGGCGACAGCTCGATGACGCCGGGGCGGCTCGAGTACAGGGCATCACCAGTGCTCAGATCGTTGATCATGAATTCACCAGTGGTCTCAGCGAGGATTTTCATTCCGGGATCTCCTAAAAAGAAGCCCGCCGTCCAGGGAGTTGAACGACGGGCGTTGATGGTGGCTGACTAGGGCTTAGCGGCCGAAGTCGAAGATCGAGCGGGTGTCACCGAAGTTCATCTTGTAGCCAGCGTTCGTGGTCTTAACGACCGTGACCGACTGGTTGGCGATGGAGCGCTCGGACTCTTCGATGTCCGAACCGGCTTCGATCAGCTCTTCCATCGTGTCGCCCTTGGAGAGGCCGATGAGAGTGCCGGCCGCAGCCGTCGTGGAGATCGCGAAGTTGGCGATACCGCGGAGGATCGGAACGCCACCGAGCTGGAAGCCCTGTGCCGATGCGATCTCGGACTCGGTCTTGCCCTGGTTGCCAACGACAGGCAGAGCGAACAGTTCGAGCCACTCGAGGTAGGCGTCCCAGTTGCCGACGACGGTGTCGATCGGGGTGCCGGCCTTGGCGCGGGCGATCATCCACTTCACGAGAGCGCGGCGGTTGATCTTGCCAGCGGTTGCGCCGCTTTCCAGCGAGGACTGGAGGACGACGGGAGCCGCAGCGTTCACGCCGTCGCCGTTGACCAGAAGGGCCGTAGCGGCAGCAACCTTGGACATCTCAGCTTCGCGAAGCATGCGAACGAAGTACGGAGTCATCAGATCCAGGCGAGCGCGGCGACCGAACTCGTAGGAGTAACGCAGACCACCGCCGTGCTTGTAGATCGCGACCGAGGTCTGGCTCGTGCGGATCGTGCGAACCGGTACGCGACCGAGTTCAGCGACGGCGCGGACGGTCTGGTAATCGTCGGCCTGGTCATTCACGACCGTCGAGATCATTTCCGTGCCCGAGATCGTGCGCGACTGCGACAGCATAGGCTGAACGCTTTCCAGCTGGTCCTGGCGGTACTTCCAGCGAACCATGTCGTCGACAACTTCCGGGAACATCGCACGGGTACCGGCGTAGGTCTGGAAGGTGTCGGAAGCGGCGTCGAGAACGATGCCATTTGCGAAGTCGTCACGAACCGGGAGGTTCAGGAACGACAGGGCAGCTTCGTAGCCGGTGAGGTAGCCATTGCCGTCCTGGTAGCGCTCGCGGTGCTCGGAAGCCGAGGCATCGATCGCGAGGGTCAGGAAGTCACGCAGGTTGACGCCGTAGTTCTTGGCTTCAGCGATCAGCGCGTGGGCTGCAGACAAGCTTGCGGCCGGATTGACATCCAGCAGGCCGCTGAGCGTTTCAACTCCGCGGCGCTTGATCTTGGTGAGGGATTCGGTCATTTCAGAATTCTCCGTTAATCTTGTGCGCGGGGCTTAGATCTGGACGACGACAGCGTCGGTCCCGATGATCTCAGCAACCCAATTCTTGGTGTGATCGGCTGCAGTCGCCTTCTTGACCGTGCCGCCGCCGCCGCCAATGGCCGTGTCGCCAACAGCGAGGGCATCGCCGGCCTTGATCGGCACGAGGTTGGCAAACTTCAGCTCGACGGCGCCGACCAGCTGGCCTTCGACCTTGCGGTCTTCGACGGTCTGGAGACGGCCGATGATGGTGTCGCCATCAGCGGCGAGCTTGGCCTTGTTCGGACCCGACGTGTCGACGGAAACGGCTTTGCCAGCGTCAGCAGCAGTGATGCCAGCTGCGAGCGTGAAGGTCAGGATGAAGTCTTCGAAGTGGAAACCACGAAGACTGACTTTGGTGTGGAAATTGGCCATGGTTGGTTCTGTTCTCCGTGGGGTGGATTAGCGGGCCGAGCGGAAGGCGCCGATGTGGCGAGCCGGCTGGGTTTCGAGATCGCCAGGGCGGTCGTCAGCATTGCCGCCGGCCTTGAGCACGAGCGTGTTGGAATGCTCAGCGATCAGAGCGGACAGCTCGGTGACCGTCTTAGGCAGTTCAACGTTGAGCTTGCCGACCTTTGTGAGGACGCCCTGGGCAACGGCCGAGAGAGCGGCTACGGCGGTATCGCGCTCGGCAGTAACAGCGGCGACGTCGACGGCCTTAGCAGCGGTGAGCTGCGTGCTGAGATCAGCGATCGAGGCATCGCGTTCGACGATGGTGGCTTCCAGAGTGGCGACCTTGCCGGTTGCTTCCGTCACGTCGCGCTTGGCATTGGTGAGGTCGGCCGTCGTGGTCGTCAGGTTGGCGACGAGAGTTGCGAGATCCATAAGATTTTCCTTGGGTGCAGTTGCTGTTGCGAGCAGGACGAGGGAGTTCGGGTCCATCCCGGAAGCTGCGAGGCTTTCGAGGGACTGGCCGAAGTGCGACCGGTCGCGGGAAACGATCCGAGCATTTTGGGCGCCACCCTGGCCGACGAGGGACAGCTCGAAAAACTTGTCGAGGCCGACCATGCGGGCGTAGACGCCGTCCTTGCCAACCTGGTTTCCGTCGTTGTCCGTGCCTGACCAGATGTTCTCGCCCGAGGAGTCGGGACCGAAGTAATCGAAGCCTGACTTGGAATTGAGCATCTGCTTCGCGAGCACCGACACAGAGACCTGGTCGACGCTGCCAGCTTCGATCTTCGTCGCCTCTGCATTGGCAGTCGGGTCGAGGAAGAACAGCACGCGGAGTTCGGATTCGACGCCCGTGTCCTTGACCTCGCCGTGGAAGACGCGGCCGATCGGAAGTGGGGAAGTGTTGTGCATGATCTGCACGGGGCGAGATTCACGCTTCAGTTCGCCCGCCATCTCGAGCAGGAAGGCACGATCGGCGCGAGCGCCCTTGTAGAGAGGGTGTTCTTTCCGGATCGGGAGGGTGTTAAAAGCAATCGCTTCGTAAACACGCAGGGCATCGACATCGACATCGCCCGCAGATGCGGCGAGAAGATCTCGGATAGCCTGTGTTTTTTCGATTTGCTTCATCAGTTCAGTGGTCCCGGTTGGTTCACTGAAAGATGGAAACTGATGCTCCTGAGTTCAATTAACCTATTGAATCACAATGATTAATGATGAACCAAAAGAACGCTACGAGCCGCGGTATGACTGGCGAGAGACGGTCGATTGCGAAGGGATGCAAGACTACTGTTCCTGGGATGACGGCGTGCAGTTCGGCCGCATTCACAAGGACCGCGTAACCTATTCAAAACAGGGCCACTGGAAGTGGGCGATCAACTATATTCCTTGGTGCAGGCAAACCATCACGCCCCACCATGGGTGGGAGCCAAAGATGAGCGAGGCGATCCGCCAGGTGGAGGAACTCTACGATCGCCTCAAGCAGCTACATGGCCGCTAGGCGACAAGCTGCGCTGCCAGTGCCGCAGCCATAACGTTGGCCATGTAGCTGTTTGGGTGAGTTCCATCTGCAGTCGGGACTGGTGGGGCCGGCCAGATCAAACTATCACGAGCGCTCATTGCAACATCTGCCGCGTCAATCACCTTGCTGACCTTGGCTGGCTTTGCACGGATCGAAGTGTTCAACGCAACGAGTGCGGCCATGGTACCGTCTGTGCGTCCAGACTGATTTGCAGTCGTTGCGTATCCGTCCGTCGAAGCAGCACGAGGTGTCAGGGTTGTCTGGGCGATCGTCTTCCCTGGGAAGATATCATAGATTGTCTGATGATCGGCTAGGACCTGAGCTTGTGTGCGAGCAAGCCGCAGATCGTTGATACCGTGTTCGCTGATTACATCCGTGAAAGAGAGGAGCGCGACGAACGGGGTAACCAGGCTGAGTGCCGTTGCAAATTCGGTGGCCTGTTGCCCTGGTTTGGTGATTTTGACGTAGGGGTAGCCATAGACGTCGAGGGCTCGGGCAATCCAACCAGAAGCGCGCTTTGCTCCTACACCTGTGATGTCACCTTCTCCGAAGGCAATGCTATCTCCCACGATCACCCAGCTACGAGCATTGGCCGATGCGATGTCACCAATCATAGCGGTTGCGCCGAAGGTGGTGACTGCCGAGGTTGCAGAAATCGTTCCAGAGTTCCCGAGATCCGACGCAGAGTTGCCGTCTGGGATGCCGATGACCTGGGAGCTCGCAGGTGTCTGCTGGCACGGAAATGTCGACACGACGCCGCCCACGTTAACAGTGCGCTCCCAGAACTCAGCCCCTTTAGGGATGGTGAGATTGATGGCGTCGGATACCACGTTGTCCGTCGAGATTGTGACGGTTGGTTGCCCTGCCCAGGTCACCTGCGTGAAAATACCCGCTGGGTATTCGATGAATCGCTTGATGGTGCGGGTGGATGCAAGCTGTGGCTGAGTGCCGGCGATGACGAAGTTTGCGTCGATAGTCCTGAAATTCGAGATGTCGCCGTCGCTATGTGCAAAGTGCGAACGCCTCGACGTGTAGTTGACGGGCACAGAGGCCGTCATTGTGGGCACCTGGAATCGGTTTGCGACGATGCCCGTCGTCTTCTGAGGTGTTGGTGTTACGACAACAGGCGGTCGCTTGATTACGACCGATGCCCCGAGCCGAAGCTTGAGGCCCCGGAGGCCCCCGATGGAGGTCCGGAGGCCCCGCATTAGGCAGCACTCACGACGTTGGCCTTGTCGCCAGCTTCGCAGGGGATGTCGCGGCTCTCGCCCGCGGCGATGTGTACACGGGTGTTGTCACGGTTGGTGCTGACCGCCTTCGAAGCATCCGGAGCTTTGCCACGGGCGACGTAGATCGGGCCGGTGGAAGGTGCGCGAACGCGAAACACAAAGGTGGACTTGACCGCAAGGTCACCTGGCGTGCCTACACCAGAAGCGACCTGACCCGTTGAACCGTTGACAGCGAGCGTCTCAGACCAGAGTGGGGAGAAGATTTCGCCACTTCCGGCCTTCAGGGCGACACCCATTTCGACGTGGGCACCTGTAAATTCAGCCATAGTGGATCTCCGAGGGAAAAGCGTGGAACGTGTTTCCCTAAAAATGACCCCTGCTCGGGGTCATTTCAATAAAGCATTGATTCGTAACGATTAATTATGAGCCGCTTTGAGGCCAGTACGCTGGATTGGTCGCGAAATCCTCCGGGGGAGGAGACGATTGCTTCAACAGGAAACCTGCAAAAATGTGAGCCTCCTTGTGGCTCAGAGCCGCGTACCCAAACCGCATTGCTGTCTGAGCATCCATAGGGACCGTCGAGTTGTCAGCAGCGATCCAACGGAACTCAGCCGGTCCAGTGGGGTCGAGCAGCCGGCGCCAGGCCAGATTACCCGGTTGGGCGCCAAAAACAGTGATGGCGTCAGATGCTGCAGACTTTGCTCCAGCGATGTTCTCGCGATCCTCCGGCCGGCACTGGTAAAAAGTGCCTTCGAAATAGAAACCCGCGTCGATGCGACGATCACGCTCCGCGTCGATCTCGGCCGAGGTGGGAGCCGCCACCTTGTGCTCAGTCGAGCTCTTCACGAGATATTGGAAGGAGAGTTGGTGCTCGTGGAAGGACAACAGGTCGTTCATCTGGTTGTCCATGAACTCGTCGATCGCTTCCGAGATCTCAGCGTTCGAAGCCCCTCGAGAGAGCCTGGACGGCGAAATGTCGATTAATCCACCGTGGTCGGAAGTGACCCCTGGGCAGCTGTCCGCTGTAAACGACCAGGTGTACTGGACAAGATTTATGAGACTGGCGTCCGTTGTCGAAAACCACAGCTTCGCAATGCTCACTTCACGCGAGAGATTCATGTCAGGTCGTTCCTTGAATTATGCCAGTGTTGTTCAGCGTGCGAGCTGAGCCTGTAATCGCAGCGCCTGGCGCACCACCGGCTGCGCCAGCTGCTCCCGCTCCACCACCACCGGCGTTTCCGGAAGCCCCAGTGTTGCCAGTTGCGCCTGTGTTCCCTTGAGCACCCCAAGTGCCACCCGTGCCCCCAGTGCCACCGGTGCCTCCCGCGCCCGAGTTGCCTCCATTGTTACCGCCGCCCGCGCCAGGGTTCCCCCCAGTGGCGTTCTGGCCATAGCCTTGGCCGAGACCGCCGGCTCCACCTGTGCCGCCACCTGCGCCGCCCATGCCAGCGGCATACTGCCGGGAGACGTAGTAAAAGCGAGTGCTACCCGCGCTCGACGCCTGTGATCCCCGGACATATAGGATGCTGCCTACTTGAATTGATGTAGTGGTGTTACTTGCGGCAGAAGAGTTGTTGTATACTTGGGATGTTCCCCAGAAAACGTTGAAACCTGTGTTGCCACCAGTGGTGCTCGCGTTGGCTGACCAAACGTTATTCTTAGGAGAGGTGCTCTGCCCATAAAATGGGCCCTCTGTTGCGGTGTAGCTACCTGAACCGCCTATCCCGCCAGTTCCGCCCAGACCGCCGCCGCCGCCGCCGCCCCGGATCGCTCCGGTGTTGTTGATCGTGACCCCGGCTGTGCTGACATTGATGGCGGGTCCGCCGACACCACTGTTGTTCGCGCCGCCTTTACCTTGAACCTCACCCACCACGTCGACCTGGAGAGCGCCGCCGAGGCCCGCGCCTGTGGTCAAAGCCGCGGCGGATACGGTCGTGCTACCGATGATGATGCCTGCGGCGATCACCACACGTTTCTTGGTTGTGGACGCCCAGTCGGCGCTACTGAACAGAGTTGAGAGCGTAACGTTGGTCGTGGTGGCTGCGATCGTGGCTACGATTTCGGCCGCGTAGAATTGGATCCACGCATCTGCCTGTTTGACGAATGCCTTCTGAGCCTCAACCCAGGACGATCCCGATCGAACGAAGACAGACTTGACCTTCCCTTGGACATCATTCTGCTTCGCCCAACCCGTCACGACGCAGCCACCTGCAGCCACAAGTCTCCGTTCACGCCGTCTGCGGCGGTCGGTGCAGCCGTCGAGACGAAGATGTCACGGAAGGCCGCGTTCTTCAGACCAGTTGGCATAGGTCCGGTATCACCTTTGACACCCTGAGCGCCTGTGTCGCCCTTTACGCCTTGGATTCCCTGATCACCTTTGATGCCCTGGATACCCTGGTCACCCTTCGCGCCCGTGAGACCGGTGTCGCCTTTGACGCCCTGGACACCTTGGATGCCCTGGTCGCCCTTGGCGCCTTGCGGCCCTGTGTCGCCTTTCGGACCCGTCTCTCCGATGTCACCCTTCGGGCCGGCCACACCTTGGATGCCCTGGTCGCCCTGCGGCCCAGCTGGACCGATTGGCCCGACGACGCCCTGGATGCCCTGGTCGCCCTTGATACCCTGTATACCCTGGTCACCCTGGGGGCCGGCGGGTCCGACTGGACCGACCTCGCCCCTGGGACCAGCTACGCCTTGAATACCCTGATCACCTTGTGGGCCAGCTGGGCCGACAGGTCCACCTGATGGTCCGATCGGGCCTGTGTCACCCTGGTCACCCTTAGGGCCGAGATCACCTTTGACGCCCTGAACACCCTGATCGCCTTTCAGGCCCTGGATGCCTTGGTCGCCCTTTGGACCCTGAATACCCTGGATGCCCTGTATGCCTTGCTCGCCACGATCGCCTTTGTCGCCCTTCGATCCCTGGGGTCCAACTGCGCCGCGTGGCCCCGGCACGCCTTCGGTGAATACCTCCACGATCTCGGGAGGCTGTTCGATCACCAGCTCGATCAGCTGCGTCGGATCGACGACGATCTCAATGACTTCAGTCATGG